AGAGAACACAATCTTTGGTGATCTCTTGAATGACTTCAATGTCATTCTGCCAGGCAAACCCTTTTGGGTTTGTCTGATAAATACCTCTTAATAAGAGGTAGTACTCGAGAAAATTTCTTTCATCGAGACGAAGGATTCCTTCGTACCAGGGGAGCATTTCCTCCTGGAATCTCTTGTCGCTGAACAAGATAGTTGGTCCAACGGCCAACTCAGCTCCGCCCAGGCATTGGGGCAGAGAAGCCATGTTGCTGGACAAGCGCATGGCGGCACGGTAGTTCCGTGCCCAAAGTATCGTCTTCGCCCGAGACGCTACTGTATGAAGTGGATGCCACTTCACTTGCTTCGCGAGTAGCGTAGCATGTCCGATGAATGGGTCTGCCCCATCCACCTTTACTTTGGCCTGTCCGGACAAAGCAGATCCCTTGATAATATCAAGGAATAGAGTGTCTCCAAAGCAGGAGTCCTCGAATGATTTGATGTCTTTGACATCATCATAATCTGTTGGTATACAACAGTAGTTCTCACAGAACGTGAGACTGTCCTCCGATATGGAGTTTAGCTTGCTGAATTTGCAACCTATGGATTCTGCCATTTCGCAGAACCTGAGACAATACTTTAATTTTGTCTTTATCAGAAAGAGATCATCTCCGACTGATTGTCCCAAAGGTCTTTGGGTTTTTGCATACGTCGCTGACGTAAGCGCACTTAACATTAGAGTTAAGTGAATGAAAGACATTCCGTCTCCCATGAAGCTGCCTCTGGTAGAGGTTATCTTCTGAGGGCCATCCCAATAGCCCTTATTGATCAGTTCGATCATATCAACTTCCCTTTCGAAAGTTGTGAACAGGTCTCGGAAGACATTCCAAGGCTTGAACTGTGACATGATCTTGTCACAGAATTTGACATTCTCTTCGAGAATCTCAAAAGGGATCCGGTAGGTTGCCTCCTCCAGATCCACAGAGAAGAAACATTCTTCTTCTGATAGCTCCAGCAGCTCGCTGTAGCTTAGACCCTGGGTTTCTGCCCAAGAGGTCTCATAATCTGTGTAGAACAGATTATCCGTCTCCCCGGTTTGGGGAGATGGTTGCTCACCATTGCTGGTGGGCGATGGATTCGTCCTAACACTTTTCACCATTTTCGCTGTAAAATGTGTAAAAACGGAA